CACATGACTTCCGTTATGTCGGGGCATCGCATTTTGGTAGCCACGCAGACACGGGGTATGGCCGAGCAAATTATCCGCAAGGCTGTAGGGTATATCAAGGACGGCAAGGAAAGCAGGGCGCTTCTGGACATGGGCTTCACGGCTGACGTACAGAAGGAGATTAAGCGAAACCTTAGCCAGATTGCCAAGTTCGACAAGTCCGGCAAGCTAACGTCGCTGGACATCATGGCAGGGGACATTGATCCCAACATCATGATGACCTTTAGAGACAGTGTCGAGCGGGGGGCTGCACAGATCATTCAGAAAGCCTACACGGGCGAGACTGGGGCCTGGGCGCACAACGACTTCCTCAAACTGCTGTTTCAGTTCCGCACATTCTCGCTTACTTCCATTGAGAAACAGTGGGGCCGCAATCAATCCAACTACGGTGCATTGCGGTCATTCGGTATTCTTATGGGCGCTATGTCCTTTGCGCTCCCTATCCACATGGCGCGGCTTGCTGCACAGATGGCGGGCAAGAGCGAGGAGGAGCGGGCTAAGATGGCCGACGAGCGGATGAGCGCTGTAGCCCTGGGTCGGGCAACGCTAAACTATGCTTCTGGTGCGGGCCTTCTGGGTGACGTGCTGGATGTGTCGGCTAGCGGATTAAGCAGTGCTGGCCTTATTAGTGACGACCTTGCTCTTCCCTTCACGGGTGGCGGGCAGGGTAGGCAGTCGGCATCAGGGCTGGTCCCCGGTATCGGTATGCTAGATGATCTGCTCAAGGGCACGGTCGGCGGGCAATACGAGAAGCTGCCTAAGCTCCTGCCTGGGAGCAATCTACCGTTCGTTACGCCGTTGGCTAACGGACTTTCATCGGAATAACTGGATATCTGGGAGGGTTTCGGCCCTCCCTCATTCTGGTACATACCAACATATTCAAGAGGAATAAAACATGGCCGAACCCGGCGATCCCAATTATAGGTACAGTGTAAACGAGTACCCCACTAATGGGGTGCAGACGGAGTTTGAGCTTAGCTTTGCTGGTGGTTACATTAGTAAGGACTATGTGCGAGTAAGATTTACCGATGCTGCGGGATCGGTAACTTATCCCGCGTTTGAATTTATTGGCGATTATCAGATCAGTATTACGCCTGCTTTGGGCAGCGGCGGAACTGTTATGATCTATCGCAATACGCCTGCTGGTGACCCGGTAGTAGATTTTAGTGACGGCTCTGTAATTAACGAGACGGCTCTGGATATCCTAGCTCGTCAGGCAGTAAACCTGGCTGCTGAAACCAGAGATATCGTGGGCTCTATTCCTAGTCTCGATGTATTGCAGACTACGCTGGCTACTCTGGCATTTGTGACTAACCGTAACAATCAGACTGGAACGCAGGCTATCTCAACGGTCGCTGGCTTGCAGTCCGCTCTGAATGGTAAGGCCAGCACTGCCCTTGCTACGCAGGGGTTTCCGGGACTAATGCCCATTGTCGACAAAATTAAGGCTGATCGTACAGTTGACCTTAGGGCACTAGGGGCACGGGGCAACGGGTCGAGTAATGACCGCAGCTACTTCCTTGATGCTATCTCGGCTGCAGGAGAGTATATCGCACCTATTCGAGTGACGGGTGGCAACTACCGTATCGAGGCGCCTATCGAGGATATTCCTAGCGGGGTTCTGTTTGAGGGCAGCGGTAAAGAAACTTGTTATCTGACGGCTCCTTACGGGGATGCTGATATTCTTGTGTTTGGCACGGGACAGACCAGCAGCTTCTATAGCGGCCTTAGGAACCTCACTGTACGGTGTGCCCACCCGGCCCCGACAGCCGGTGCGGGTATCGTCTTTGATGGTGCTGCCGGTGTTATCTGTGAGAACGTAAGGTCACGCGGACACTGGATTGCATATCACTGGCGCAACAACGCCGGAACTTGCCGCCTCTATAACAGCCAGGTTGAAGACACGGTTCACATCGGACACTACATCCAAGACGCCACTGATCCTTGGATCGAGGGCAGCTATTCGTTTGGTGTTCGTGACGGAACCAGCGTGCGTACTGACATTGGCCTGCGAATTGAGCAGATGAATGGTGGTCGGATTATGCACTCGTCCTGGGGCCTATTTGACACCGGCATCGCGGTTGTTCCTGGTCCCGGCCAATGGTGCCTTAATACCTTCTTCGATTGCGTCGAGGCAGACCTTAACGGGTATGCTGGGCTTAACATTGCCCCTACTGGTGACGGCTACGCAGCGCGCATCAAATTCATTGCGGGGCGCTTCGGCTTCACTAGCAATGGCTACGGTGTAGTTCTGGATAGTCCGCGTACTGATGGTATCGAATTTATTGGCGGCGAAGCTGAGCGCTGCATTAAAGGTGGCGTGCTTATTAACGGTGCTAAGGGGGTCGTGTTCACGGGCTTCGTAGCTATCGGCAATAACTGGTTTAATGACGGCAATAACAGCAATAGCTTTAATGGCTTTGAAATTCTGTCCGGTGATGACATTGTTATCAACGGTGGTCGGGCTGGCCGGTATTCTTCCATCGGCCATACTAGCGCCGTTCCGGCGTCTCAGAATTTCGGTATCGCTATTCAGAACTCGTTTACGGGCAGGCTGACAATTCGGGATGTTGATTGCACAGGCAATAAGCTAGGACCGATTATTAACCTCTCTAATAGTAACAATGTGACCATCGAAGAGGTTTTAGGTTATCTTCCTATTGGCCCCATTGATGTGACGCTTACCGCCTCACCCTTTGGTTATGTCGCCGGGGCATCCAGGGAAATCCTGTATATTTCTGGTGGAGTAGTGACGAGTATCATTGTTGGTGGTAAGACTGTGGCACAAGGCACTAATGTGTCCAATACCCACATTCCTCTTATGGCTCGTCAGGGGTGCGTTATTACATACTCTAGCGCACCGACATTATCTAAGGTGATCTACTAATGGCCGATAATTGGTGCGTAGCGCTTAACTTGCCCTATCCTGCTGTAGTGGCAGCTAGGGCAGCAGGGGTCATTCAAGATGAGGCTTGGTCCGGTATTCTACTGGGGGATGTAGGGCTTGTCAAATTCATAGGCGGCATCGACGTGCTCACCACAGATGATAAGACTAACGCCCCAGATGACCCGCTGAGTGCCGGTCTAGAATGGAAAATGCAGCAGATGCTGGGTAAGGAGACTGATGGCCGCGAGTGAAACTAAACTCGGAGCGCTTCACGAAAAGGTTGCTGAGGTTCTTCTCGATGCGTTGGAGGGTGATACCATCCCCGGATACACCGAAGAGAACCCGGCGACGGGAGAAGTAACCGAGGTCCCTGATAGGAAACTACCGGCGTCTGCTGCTATCATCGCAGCCGCCACGAAGTTCCTCAAGGACAACAACATCACCTGTGCTCCGTCACAGGATAACGCAGTAGGCAGCTTGGTGGACAAGCTCAAGGCTAAGCAGAAAGCTAAGCTGAGCAAGTTTGAAATGCAAGATGCTCGACAGGATATGAACTTCCTCGGAGGACTTAACTAATGGCAGTGCGGGAGAGTGCTGACGCTACCCTCCTGCGCTGGCAGACCTTAGGTGTTATTCAGGAACATTACGCACAATTCGATCCTTTTCTCGAAGACGTAATGGACTTGCTGGGCTTTAGGACTTCGCCAGTGCAGAAGGACATAGGATCGTTCCTGTGTTACGGCCCCGCCAATATCATGATCCAGGCGCAGCGTGGTCAAGCTAAGACTACGATTACTGCCGCCTTCGCAGTGTGGACGCTGATCCAGAACCCTGCCGCCCGAGTGCTGATCTTGTCAGCCGGTGGTACGCAGGCCAATGAAATCTCTACACTAATCGTTCGTATCCTTATGACGATGGAGGAACTCGAATGTCTGCGACCTGACCAATCAAATGGTGACAGGACTTCCGTAGAAGCGTTCGACGTACACTACACGCTCAAGGGTATCGATAAGTCACCGTCCGTTGCATGTATCGGTATTACCGGCAACATGCAGGGTAAGCGGGCTGACTTGCTTATCGCGGACGATATCGAAAGTCAGAAGAACTCCAAGACAGCGCTCATGCGTGAGCAGCTTATGGACCTTACTCGCGACTTTACCTCTATCTGCACCAATGGTCGGATCGTGTATCTTGGAACCCCTCAGTCTCAGGAGAGTGTGTATAACACCCTTCCGGCTCGTGGCTTCACTGTACGCATCTGGCCGGGACGCTTTCCTAACCCAGAGCAGCTAGAGAACTACGGGGATCACCTTGCGCCTTACATCCGTAAGCGTATCGAGGCCGATCCTGGGTTAGCGTTTGGGGGTGGTGTGTTGGCCGATCAAGGTCAGCCCGTTGACCCCACTTACATTACAGAAGCGACGCTACAGTTTAAGGAACAGGACCAGGGACCGAGCTACTTCCAGTTGCAGCACATGCTCAACACGAAGTTGGCGGATGCAATGCGCTATCCGCTCAAGGTTGACCAACTTGTTCTTATGGACCTAGGCGGCGACTACTATCCCCTTGAGGTAGCC